CGCATTTATCTTAGCTATTTTCAAGCTGTTCTCCAAGCTCGCTTTTAAAAGTTCTCTGGTTTCATCGTCTAAAGGTTCGCCAGAAAACATAAGGGATTCCTGAGAATCTTCTAATGCATTAAGTGTATTTTCGAGACGTTTAGCGATGTCGCGTTCGTCTTTTTGATTTAATTGCAACCCTGATTTAGCCGAAGTATTTTCTCCATTCATCAAAAAATCCATTGAAATATCAAAATATTCACAGACTGCTTTTGCAGTTTTTGGAGAACATTCAGAGCCTTTATTTTTCCAGGTGCTGATCGTAGAGGAATTAATGCCAGTGTCTTTACAAAAACGATAAGGCGTTATTCCTCTCTCCTTACATAATTTCTCAAAAATTTCGTACATACTTTTCCCTTTCTAAAATTATCTCGGAAAAACGAAATAAAAGTATTGACAAGTTCGGTATAACGAGGTATAGTATGTACATAGCTCGGTTATACGAACTAATTCAAAATAAAACGAGATAATTCGCAATAATGATATAATTCGTTCTGACAAACTAAATATATCACTAAACCGAGCTAAACACAAGTATAAATAACATACAAAAAGGAGGGATATTTTTGTCGAAAATGTACACCTGTGGCGAAGTCGCGGAGAGATACAAAGTCAAGGTCATCACTGTATGGGAGTGGATTCGCCAGCAGAAACTCGGAGCAATTAAAATTGGAAAAGAATACAGAGTTTCTGAGGAAGATTTAATTGCATTTGAGAACTCTAGAAAAACCACCCTGGCGAAGTAGAGGATACCACAACACCAGTTCAATAGAAGGGAGATGAGAAGGGTGAAATGAATGATTTAGATGTTTTATTAGAGGTTAATAAGATAATGAATGAGAAGCATGCAACCATTTTTAACGCGAAAGATGTTCAGGAAGCAACCAAACGCATCAAAAAGAAAGAGATACTTAGAATATTGTGTATAGTAAGTATCTCCGTGGTAGTAAGCCTAATTACTGTATATATGATGTAAAGATAACAGTAAGAAATGCGATTATGGCAGGGATGAAGACATCAGTTAATAAAAAGATTTTTAAAGATTTTTTTCTGGATTCGAAATAATCAACTAATACAGCGTACCCAGAACCGGTCACTTCATAATCTCCGGCATAGGAGGAATCTGAACCTTTTACATGCTTTTTGATATATCCTCTTTGTTCCAAATTGGCAAGCCGGGCATCTGCGACGATGTCATTTTCGCGAAATGTGGACAAGAGTGCCATTGATCCATTTTTGCTTATGAATTTTAGTAACTGAAAATCTTTATCTGACATAAAGTTCTCCCTTTGTTTGTATTTCAGCATAATACTGATAAGGCAATTATAGAAGAGGAAGAAGAAAAAGACAAGACAGAAGGGAGAAAACATGAGCGAAGCAGAAGAGTTAGAAAAACTGTGTAAGCCGGTAGTGGACTGGCTGAAAAAGAACCATGATCCGCATACCGAGGTACATATAACCGTAGATCACATTGATCTGATGGAGAGTGTGATCGGGATTCCGGTAAAGTAGTAAAGTAGGGAGGTGGCTGGATGAATTATCCAAAACCAGTAATGAAAGCAACAGAGCTTGAAAAGATGGGGTTTCCAAGGGAATTTTTACTTTACGCGTTCCGCCGAAAAGGGCAGACATATGCGTGGAAAATGAACCCTGCAAAACCGAATAGTACGATAGTATTTGACACGGAGAATTTTGAAAAATGGAGATGCAAGATTGCAGGATCGGGGAGGTGGTAGTGTGTGAGACGTTTATCTAAAATCATCATGGCAACCGGCGGGATTATATCAATGCTTGCCATGTGCTGTCTCGACAGCGACGGCATTTACATGTACTATGCAGGAGCAGTCTGTATCCTTGGTGGATTTATCGCCGGAGCTGGATATGGGTTGAGAGCTCTGTCGGAGCGCAGAAGAGAGATGCAGATCGAGATGTTTTATTTTCATCAGGCGGACAAGCTGGATGGGGATATGGTGTTGATCGATTGCAGTGACAGTACGAAGGAGGCAAGGTAGTGACAAATGCACAATGTTTAAGCGAGGAAGAAAATCCCAAAGTAGAGGATATGGCTGTTGGCATGATTATTGCGAAAGTGGGACTTGATTTCAATATCGAAGTTAATGCTGAAAGTTATGTGCCAATTTATCATCAGATGAAAGGATGGTTACTTAGTGAAAAAGAAAAATAGCACCCTGAACTTTGGCGAGGACAGGTGCTATTTACCAAGAGGATTTAGAAAAATCCTTTTGATGTATTTTAACATGAAAGTGAGGAAAAAACAAGTGGACGCAAGTATTGAGATGAAAGTGGTAGCCTTGGAAAAGGTTATTGAAACGCAGAAGCAGATTATCCAGATGAAAAAAGACTTGAATATCGATGTTTCGCTGAATGCAGATAAACGATTGCATGTTCTTTCGATGGATGATCTTATGGCGTATGCAGAGTATTTCGATGAACATGTTTCTGTTGAAGGGAGATATAGTTTTTCAGGTGTTTGGTATATATATGCATCTTTTTACCATTCAGGTACTGAAATATATACATTTCCTGATGAAGAGGAAGTAGAAAAATATATTAAGGAAGGGAAGATTGAGAATTATGAGTAAAAGAGATGAGTTAGAAGAGTTTAAATTGATCGCACAGGCAATCACACCGGCAATTAATTGTATTAAAAATACACTGGAGAATCACAAAATCGACAGCCTGTTGTCATTAACAATGTCAGCTGATGGTTACCTGAGTATGAATATTCATGAGATCAAGGATATTCAGCTGGCAAGATCGAGCAATAATGATGTTCTCAGAGTTGAGAAGTATGAGAGTTATGAGGTGCAGTAATGGAATATGTACCAGATAATGCAGATCTGTTTGATGAACAGGAAGTAGAGCAGGCAAGAATACATCGTTTATATGAACGTCTGGCCAGAGAGGAAGAAATGGCAGAGATGCGTTTGGATGAAGAAATGTACGAGAAATGGGAAAATGAAAGGTGGTAAATATGAATTTATTTGAGATTGAAAATGAAATCATGAACTGTTGGGATCAGGAGACAGGGGAGATCCTTGATTCTGATAGATTGGACCAGCTGGAAATGGAGCGTGACACGAAGATTGAGAATATCGCTCTTTATATTAAAAATTTGACAGCGGATGCTGAGGCATTAAAGGCAGAAAAGCAGTCATTTGCAGAGAGACAGAAAGCAGCGGAAAACAAGGCTGAATTGCTTAAGAAATACCTCGCAACTTATCTTGCCGGACAGAAATTTTCAACACCAAGGGTAGCAATTTCATTCAGAAAGACATCCAGTGTCAATGTTACGGATATGACGGCGATTCCTAAAGAGTATTTAAAGTTTGCAGATCCTACAGTAGATAAAAATGCTATTAAGGCTGCGATAAAGGCAGGAACCAGTGTGGCAGGTGCAGAGATTGTAGAAGGAAAGAGCATGTCAATTAAATGAGCTGAAATGGTAATGGGACTGCCATTTTGGACAGTCAGATAGGAGAGAAAGATGGAAATAGTAATTAAAACAAAGAAAAAGACACAGCTTATTGCGAGAGATAAGGCAAAAGGTGGAGGAGTCATCCGGATTGATGAGGAAGCCTGCGATATTTTAGAGGGGATAGCTAAAAAACTGGAAGCAAGTGTCAGTATAAAAGAGTTAGCATCTTCCTTTATTAAAGCGGCTGCGGATAATGCGGTTATTAAAGAAGAGGAGGAAGAGTAATGGCAATCCCGGTACTTATTATTGGAAAATCCGGTATGGGAAAGAGTGCAAGCCTTAGGAATTGCGCAGGAAATCCGGATTGGAACCTTATAAGGGTTTTAAATAAACCACTTCCATTTAAAGGGAAGATCGATGGATGGAACACGGATGATTATCAGACGGTAATGAAGTGTTTGATCCAGTCCAAGGCAAAGAACATTGTGATTGATGATGCCGGATATCTGATCACAAATATGTTCATGAGCAAACATAGTGCTGCAGGTGGCGGTAATGGAGTTTTCACTTTATACAATCAGATCGGTGATCACTTCTGGAATCTGATCCAGTTCATTATTGAGAAGGTCCCGGCAGATAAGATTGTTTATGTGATCATGCATGAGGAAGCAAATGAACTCGGAGAGATTAAACCAAAAACCATTGGAAAGCTGTTAGACGAAAAGGTGTGCATCGAGGGTATGTTTACAATCGTGCTGCGGTGCATTGTAGAGTCAAATAAGCATTTATTTGTCACTCAGGCGGCAGATGGAGCAGTCAGCAAGTCGCCGATCGGCATGTTTGAGGATGCGGTCATTGATAATGACATGCTGTTAGTTGAAAAAGCAATCAGAGATTATTACGAAATCGGAGGTAAGTAAAATAATGCAGAAACCAAATAATTACGATGAGACACCGGCAGGCGGAGAGTTTGCTCCGGTAGATCTGGGCGGGCATAAACTGATCATTAAGCAGGTCAGTGAAACAAAATCGAAAAGTGGAAAAGATATGATTGTTGTACTTTTTGATTTTGCACCAGATGATGCGCAACCGGGGTATTTTACAGAGCAGTTTAAGAATGATATCCGCCCGGATAAGAAATGGCCTAACCAGGCAACACAGTACATTTTAACAGAAGATGCCGAAGGTAAGTGCAATCGTTCATTTAAGACATTTACAACCTGTGTAGAGCACAGCAATACCGGATTTGCAACGCAGTGGGGCGATAACTTCGGTGCGCAGTTTAAAAATAAGAAGATCGGTGGAGTATTCGGCGAGCAGATGGACTTTTACAATGGCAAAGAAGTCAGAAAACGTGTGATGCGTTGGTTCGTATCGCTTGACAAGGTCGAGAAAGCCGGCATTCCAGAGATGACAGAAACAAAAGCTTATAAGGAATACAAAGGCAGCGCGCAGAGTTTTTATGATAAAGCTCCGAAAGATGCAGATGGTTTCATGAATATTCCCGATGGGATCGATGAAGAGTTGCCATTCAATTAAGGCAGGTGTTTTAGTTGCAGATACAAGTAGACACAAGGGAACATAAAAAAGAATGGGAACGGATCCGGACCCAGTTTGATGACATTGGAGTTAAATATTTCCGGTCCAAAATGTATGTAGGCGATTATCAGTCTCTGGATAACCCAAGACTGGTAATTGATCGCAAAAAAGACTTGCAGGAACTGTGCGGGAATGTCTGTCAGCAGCACGAACGTTTTAAAGCTGAACTGGTTCGGGCGATACAGCAGGATATTAAGATCGTGATTTTGGTGGAGCACGGGGAAGATATAAAAACATTAGAAGATGTTTATTTCTGGCAGAACCCAAGAAAACATGAAATCCGATGGAAGACCGTTAATGGGCGGAAGGTAAAAACAGTGTGCTCTGAAAAGGCGGTAGATGGAATGCAGCTATATAAAAGTCTGTGCACGATTAGAGATAGATACAATGTGGATTTTGTGTTCTGCGAGAAATCGGAAACGGGCAAAAAGATTGTGGAGATTTTAAATGACGGTAGATGAAATAAAACAGTCTCATTCCATGTGTGACATAGTTGAATCATATGGTTTTCATCCAAACAGGGCGGGATTTATTCCCTGCCCGTTCCACACCGGTGATCATACGGCCAGCATGAAAATATATAAAGATTCGTACAACTGTTTTGGATGTGGAGCAAATGGGGACATTTTTTCATTCGTTCAGGGCATGGAATATTGTGATTTTAAGACAGCTTTTTACAGCCTTGGTGGAACTTATGAAAAACCAACAAAAGCATCTGAAATGACCATATATCACATGCAGAAAGCAAAGGAAAAAAGAAAACGCGAGGAAGAAAGTCTAAAAAGAAAAATCGATTTGAATAATCAGCTTATTGGCATATATGTTACATGGCTGAAAAAATCAGAACCTTTATCGGATGTATGGTGTGACTGTCAGAATGCGTTGATGGTCTGCCTGCACCATGATGAGGTATTACAAAAAGAATTGGAAAGGGGTGGCATAGGTTGAAATTACTGAAAGAGTATGATGCCGAATCTATTCTGTCAGAGGAAGTATTTACTGAAATATTTAATGAGCCGGATGAGATTCAAAAGGCAAGAATGCTCTTATCATTCCAGGAACGTGCAGAGCAGTTGGATAAAGAACATAAAGGCACATTGAAAAAATTCAATACCATGCTCCGGGCATATAAAAAGACATTCAAAGAAATTGAATCATCCAAGAAAAGCCATCCGCAGCAACTTGCAGATAATTACACACACTTTGATTATTTTGAAGATGGACATGAATTATACTCTGGTTCCTGGATTGCAGATGATGACGGTGTAAGAACCTTTAACATGTTTGGAGAAGTGCTTGCCTGTTATCATCCGATTCTTCCAGTGAAAAGGCTTAAGAATCTGGAAACCGGAGAAGAACAGATTGAGATCGCATATAAACGGAACGGGCGATGGTATACAAAAAAATTTCCCAAGACCGTCATCACGTCGGCAAGCAAGATTGTCCAGTTGTCCGGTGTAGGAATATCCGTAACAAGTGAAAATGCAAAGCACCTGGTCCGGTACATGTCAGACATTGAAAATATGAACGATTCACTGATCGAGGTGCAGAACTCCACCAGTAAACTTGGATGGAACGGGAACGATTTTATTCCATATGACCAGAATATTGTATTTGATGGTGACAGTCGGTTTAAAAGCCTGTTTGATGCGGTGCATGAACGCGGTAATGAAGATACCTGGTATGAACATGTGAAAGAACTTCGCAGAACCGGAAAAACAGAAATTAAATTTATGCTTGCTGCAGCCTTTGCATCCGTACTGATCGAACCGCTTGGAGGACTTCCATTTTTTGTGGACCTGTGGGGAGAAACTGAGGGCGGTAAATCTGTCAGTCTTATGCTCGCAGCATCTGTCTGGGCAAATCCGGACGAATCACAGTACATAGGAGATTTCAAGACAACGGATGTGGCACTGGAAGCAAAAGCAGATATGTTGAATCATCTGCCAATGATGCTTGATGATACCAGTAAAACATCATCGAGAATACGGGAGAATTTTGAAGGAATCGTTTATGATCTGTGTTCCGGCAAGGGAAAGAGCCGGAGTAATAAAGAGCTTGGAATCAACCGTGAGAACCGGTGGAAGAACTGCATCATAACAAACGGTGAACGGCCATTGAACAGTTATGTCAGTCAGGGCGGGGCAATCAACCGTATTCTGGAGCTGGAGTGTTCACAGAAAATCTATGATGATCCGCAGCGTACGGCTGAGATTCTCAAGAAAAACTATGGATTTGCCGGCAGGGTGTTTGTGGATGTTATTAAGGACATGGATAAAACAGAATTGCGGAACATACAAAAGGGATTTATGAACCGGTTAATGGATTCTGACAAAATGCAGAAGCAGGCAATGTCTCTCAGCATAATTCTCACAGCAGATAAAATCGCCACAGAAAGCATTTTTAAGGATGGGGTATATATTTCCCTGGATGAAGCAAAAGAAACACTTACGGACTATTCAGACGTGTCAGATAATCAGCGCTGTTATGAGTATATCCTTGGAATGATCGCTATGAACCAGACAAGGTTTGATGCGGCAACAGCCTGTGAGAAATGGGGCATTTTGGAAAATGGATATGCGGTGATCTATAACCCGGCATTTGACAGGATCTGTGAGGGCGGAGGATTTTCTAAAAAAGCATTTCTATCATGGGCGGACCGGCACGGCAAGATCCAGACCCAGGCAGGGCAGTATACGAAGCAGAAGAAGATCGAGGGAAAGAACTTCCGGTGTGTGTTTTTAAAACTGGATGACGGAATCGAGGTTGATAAGGATGGTTTCATGCAAATATCAGAGGATGAGCAGGAAGAGCTGCCATTTAAGTAGAATAAATTACAGATGTGAGGTAGCAAGTAACACAGGTAACATGCGATTTTCACTTTTTATATAGTTTAAAAAATTTTTTTTACATGAAAAAATTGAGATAAAAAAATAATTTCTACGCGTAAAAAGGTTGTTGTTACTTTGTTACCTTGTTACCAATCTCTGTAAGTATTGATTTTACTGGATTTGTTAGTAACAAAAGGTATCACAAGTTTACAAAAAGGGTGTGATTTCTATTTTAAATAATGCACAACGTGAATGGTTGAATAAAAAGAAAGATTTTATCGATCAGCAGATCAGTAAGTTTTATCCGTTAACAGATGAACAATGGCAGCATGTCACAGATATCGTGGATGATACTGTAAAAAAAGCCAAGGGACATGAAGCGGAAGTAAGAAAAGAACTTTTTGATCTGATGGAAAAATGGGAAAGAAAAGAGAAAGAAGGTGTACGGGATGAGTAATGCACTTGCAAGAAAGAAAAAGCGGATGCAGCCACTTGGATATTCCAAGAGTGAACTGATCGGAATACAGAGACACGCCAAGGCACAAAGCAATGCGGATTATCTGATAGAGGAATCCTATTATAACGTCCGTATGATGGCATATCAGGCACTGCATGATAAGTTCGGATTCGGACACAAAAGAATCATAAAGGTTGAGCAGACCATTGATGCATATGTGGAGAATGCAAAGGATGGAACGACAGGCGAGGAACTTGGTTTTTATCTGAAAGATAAATGCAAGATTGACGTGAGAGAGGAAACTAATAAGATTCCGTATCGTGAGAGCTTTTATCTGGTAGAGAGAAAGATTGCACCGAACTGCATGATACAGGCAAATAAGTTTTTGCTGGCACAGGTATTTAATTATTTTGCTATGTTGGGTGTCTGCCTTAAAACACAGTTTAAATTTTCGGGAAATCAGATCAGACAGGTTTATGAGAGAATCAGATATTTGATTAACTGCCTTGCTACCGGATATGAAACTATGACGGGGATCGCAAGCGTATTGGAATGGGAATGTAAGTACATTGACAAGCGTTTTATCGGAAAGACGTATGAAATATAGGAGGAATGATTGATGGACAAGTTAACTGTGGAACTGCAGGATGGATATTTTGTGGAGATTGATTCTCTGAATCACACCCTGAGACAGAGATATGCCGGACAGGATAAGGACGGCAATGAAAAAGAAAGCGTTCGAACAATCGGATATTTTGGAGACATGAAACAGTGCGTCAAGGCTTTGTTAGAGCGTTATCCGAGGGAGTTATCTGAAAAAGCACAGATTTCCTTTAGTGAATACTTAGAACTGTTGGATAAGGCTTATATGAGGTCAGAACAGCTTGTGAACAGAATCGGAAAGAGACATTGGGAGATATAAATGTGGAAAGAAGGTAAGAAACGCCGCACAATTATCGGAAAAATGAATAATAACTTGTCAATGCCGACAAAGCACCCGGACCAGGATGCGTTGAAAAGATTCAGAGAAGTACCGTATCAGTTGCGGTACGGGAAGGAGAAGAAAGATGCTGAATAGAGAAAAATATGCGGAAGAGATTCTGAACTTTTTGCGTGGAGCAAAGAACATTTTGCAAAATATGAAGATGAAACGGTTTATACATGGGATTACGGAAAAACGTCATGGAGCACATACGACGGTAAAATGAGTAGCTATAAATATGCTATGTTGCCGGAAAGTGAGGATCAGAATGAAAATAAGCAGGATTAAAAACAGGATATCTGAGGCAGCAACAGAAGCCTGCGGGTATTCTCCACTAACAAAAGTGGTTTCGGAGGAAGAAATCAACAGGATTTTGGAGCAGGAAAGCGGATGGATTCCAGTAGATGAGCAGATTCCTAATACTGATAAATATATCCTGGTATCGTTTGAAAACTTTACTATTCCAGATATCGGAAGATATGAAACTGATGAAGATGGTAACGGTGCGTTTTATCCGGGGGATGATGACAAAAGCTATGCAAAATATGGATTATTTGTAAATGCTTGGATGCCACTGCCGGAGTCGTACAGCACAGATGCAGAAAAGCCACATATTGAAAAGCCACATATTGAAAAGCCACAGACCAATGCAGACCGGATCAGGAGCATGACGGATGATGAACTTTTAGATTTCCTTTGCTCAATCGAAACATATGAGCAGGGTAGCGTAAAGACCATTGAGGGCGGTGTTGCAATGTGTTCTGTTACAGATGTGGAACAATGGCTTCGGGCAGAAAGTGAGGGATAGCATGGAGAGATTAACAGAGAGAAATCCATTGTGGATTGATGATGAACTGTGGGAAAGGGCATGTGAACCGGATTGCGAGGAAATAGATGCCGTATATCGGAAACTCAAAGACTATGAGGATGCTGAAGAGCAGGGATTACTTCTGCGGTTGCCGTGTAAGGTGGGAGATATTGTTTATAAAGTTAATAAGGCAAGTAAAAAAATTTCAAAACATAGGGTGTTGAAAATCGAGATTGAAAAAATGGAAGGAACGGATTTTACTACGCAAATATGGTTTGAAAACTATGACTTTACATTTGCACATCGTTTTGGAGAAGTAATTTTCTTTACCAGAGATGAAGCCGAAGCCAAGCTGAAAAAAATGGAGGGGGAAAGCGATGTATTGTGATGGAAGATGTCAGTATTTGAACGAACGTGAACACAAATGTGAGTTGACCGGAGAAAAATTGACTTACATGAAACAGACCGGAAGTATTTCTTTCTCCGTGCATGAACATAGAGGATTTTGCAAAGGAAAAAAGGTGGAACGTGATGGAGAATAGACATTTATGTAAAGCAAGACCAATAGGGACTAGAAAACAGTGGGTAACTGGATTTTATGCAGTCCTTGGAGAAAAGACGGTAATTATCGTAAATGAGCCGGAAAAGTTTTATGACGTTGATAGTGGGGAAATTAGTCATGGAAATAAGATTGTAGAGGTTATACCTAACACCATCTGCCAGTGCACCGGATATGAGGGAATCTATGAGAAAGATATCTTCCGGTACGAAGATGAAGATTACGTTATCAAATGGTCAGATGATTCATTGAGATGGGAAGCTACATCGTTAGAGACTGATGTAAGTGTTCCATTGGGAGATATTAATCCGGATTATATAGATGTTATTGGAAACGAGATTGATAATCCGGAACTGTTGGAGGTGTAGGATGCCGAGAACCATAGCGTATAGAGCGGGAGGATTTACAAATTGTGGAATCGGTTACACAAAATTCAGTCAAGAGGAATTGGCAGAAATGAAAGATAGAGTCATGACGGAGAATGAATCAATAACAAAAAAATATTGCAGTACATGTAAATACTACGCTGAATATGAGGGCGTTTGTTGCAATGGAGACAGTGAACACTGTGCAGATTTCCGTGGACTGGATGATACATGTGAGAAATGGAAGGAAAACGAAGAATGAATGAAGAACTTAAGCCATGCCCGTTTTGCGGACACAGTATAGATATTGAAAAAGATGTGTATGAGCCGAGTATGGATTGGCACCCGACATTTATTGACCCAGATAGTGGTGGCGCCCCTATTAACATTCATTGTAAATGTGGCTTGGAGTTTTGCACCGGTACTTATGACTGGGGTGAATTTGTAGAAGCATGGAACAGGAGGGCAATCGAGATTGTGAAAGGCGGTGGAGTAGATGCCGATTAAACCGATTTTATTCAATACCGAGATGGTTCGGGCAATTCTGGACGGACGGAAGACCTGCACAAGGCGAATTTGCAAAGATGCCAATGAGTGTACTGTGCCGGATATGGATTTTTACAATGCTGACAGGCGGACTTATGCAGTACATAACTTTGTTGATAAGGAGCATACGGAACAGTTAAGTACGGCGGAGAGAACCTGTCCTATCTGTACGGGCGATATCCTGTATGTTCGTGAAACATGGAAAGAGGCACCGAAAGGATACTATTACTACGAAGATTGGCAGAAAGATGATATTGCCGATGTTACAAAATGGAAACCATCCATCCACATGCCGAAAGAAGCCGCCCGTATCTGGCTTAAGGTTATAGATGTGAGAGTAGAGCGGCTGCAGGATATCACATATAATGGAGCACTCCGAGAGGGTTCAGAAGGTATAAGATGCGATCATGTAGCACTCGGGGTGCATGGATGTACAGATTGCATGAATACTGGATGGATTGAACCGCCACAGGTCGAATTTATGCAGATATGGAACAGCACCATCAAGAAATCCAACCTTGACCGCTACGGATGGGATGCTAATCCGTGGGTGTGGGTAATTGAATTTGAGCGGTGTGAAAAACCGACGGAAAGGAGGTGAATATATGAAATACTTTATAATTAATAATCTTTGTACAATCATCACTGCGTTAGTTGTAAATAAAATTGTAGCTATCTACTATATGAAAATAATAGATAGCTATGTAAATGATATCTTTGCAATGCTTAAAGAGTTAATCAGGACAACATATGTCGAGAAATGAAACGCCTAAAGGAGTTGGTTTTACTAAACGTTTTTGTAATTGAAATGTATAATCTGGATATTGATTTTGAATTTGTAGCATTTCATCACATTGCTCATATTTAAAATAAGCAGCGTCATCATGTATGGAGAGCGATGAAGGAATTTCAACTAGTGTATTGGCACATTGATTTTTAGCATTACAACAACTTCCTATTCGGAAGCTGTTGTAAACCTAGGATACAATGAACTCAACTTCACTCTTGCATCGGCAGTTCGGAACTGCCAATTAACTTTTGCTGCGACTGTATTACGCTCGACTTCCCACGCAGCTAACTCTCCACGAAGTTTTGCAATGTTTTCAATCCTTCGTGACAAACACTGTCTGGTCATTACATTCAGTTCTATTTCTGCAATGTCAAGCCAGCTTCCATGTTTGGGTGTATAGTGAATTTCCAAACGCTTGATAATTCGTCTTGCCTCATCTGCTGGATACCTTTTATACAAGGACGCCGTTTTATGGGTGTTAAGGTTATCCATAACAAGAATTACTTTTTCTGCATCAGGATACATGACATCAACGAGATATTTTATCTCTTCTGCCCAGTCAAAGGCAGTACGTTGTTCTCGCACGCTGACATGATGAGTGCCTCCAAGCGGTTCGACAAAAGCAAATATGCTGCAGGTACCATTCCTGACATATTCCGAATCTGTTTTCTGATTGTCACCCGGACGCATGGGCAGTGGTTTCCTTGCATCGCCCAGTAACTGGTAAGGCTTTTCGTCCATGCATACAACTGGTCTTTCAGGATTGTATGGGAGTTCATATACATCAAGGACATCTTCCAT